TTTCAAGCTTTCAGAGTCAAAGAGATTATGAAAGTCTTTGCAGATAAAAAGTTATCTCCAGTTGCTTTTGCTACTGACGATGACAAAACTGCATCTAAGCTACAAGAAAAGTATGACTTAGAAGTAGAGTTAGTTGTATCTGGTATCAAGCCTTTGCTTGATATAGACGCACCTACTACTGGTTACAATTATCTTACATTGGCAACCAGAACGTGGGCTGAGTTCGTAAGTATCGCTTACGAGTACAACGAGTCTATGCAACGCGTTAATCCAAAAGACGAGCTACCAACATGGCTCATCGAACGTGAGGCAAAAATGTGGGCACTTGGTCGCAAAGCAAGACTGATTAGAGACGCTATCAAAAGCATCGACAATCTGTTTGGTATTGGTGACCTAGGCGTTCAAGCTATGCGAGTACAGACTGAGGTCGAAAGACGCCAGCAACGCATGGCAGAATGGAATTACAACAACTTAGCTGACGCATCAGTCAAAGTTGCGAGTGATTTGAATGGTGCTACATTGGAACACGCTAAGCAAGTCTTTGCTAACGCTTAATTCCTAATGGGGTGGAGAGTAAATATCGCTCTCCATCGCCCGTTGTTCGTGATACGTTAATCATGAAAGGTTGCTGACCTAACAGCCACGCAGGGATGAAAAGCCCTGCACTTTTTAGACAGGGCCAACGTGCTGGCTTTTTTTGATGTCTTTGAAGTGCAGACATTGTCGAAAGCACTTCACCTTTTTACACTATAGGAGGTGTGCTAATGAATAAAACAGAATATGTATATTTAATCGATCCTTTCAAGAAGGATATAACGCTAGTTCATTTGCCTACTGGCAAGTTAGAACTAGAAACTATTTATGACCTTGTGCAATGTGCCACTATCGATATGTATGGCTTGACACACGACACCGATTTAATTATCGATGACGAAGGGTTGTTTGTAGAGGACCAAAAGTTCTTTGTTATAGAAGACAAAGTATTTGCAGGCCGAGCGTTGATCGTTGGCGCAGCCAATGAAGACGGACATTCAACCACCCCAACATACCCAATGGACTTCTTGCCAGTGGTTTACACTAACGAGCATCCAGAAGTGGGCGTTGCTGAATTTAAAGTAACGTCATGGGAAACAGGCGAATCACCTGTTGATGTACAATTAGTGGAGTAACTTATGAAAATACTAAAAAATATACCAATACCTGTAGCATACAACTGTTTTGAACCATTGCTTAAAATGGAAATAGGAGACTGTGTTGAATTTACAGACAATTATAACTTGAGAGCAGCAACCCGATATTTAAGAAGCAGACACTTTAAAATTAAAACAAAAACAATAAAAAAACATACTTTTGGCGTTTTAGATTTTGAAAATGGGTATTTAGGTAGACTTTGGAGAGTGGAGTAACTTATGTCAGCATGGAGATGTAGTGAATGTGGTTCTAAAGACAATGAACCAACAAAAGTAACAGACGAAACATATGGAAACTTAACAGATTCCGATATATGCATTGAATGCTCAGGAGAAAACGATGACACAACATAAAGATAAAGTACAACAACGAAAAATAGAAATAAACAAAGAAAAACTAAATCAAACAGTTGTTAGTTGGGAATACCAAAAAGGTGCTGACTTACATTTCAGAAAAGTAACCTATGCCAGTGGCAGAGTTGTTACTACTGATTTGGGAAATAAAGAATAGTTGACCAACTCGGGGCCTATGCGCGCGCGATACGTTGTCCTAATCTAAAAGAGCCGAGACATATAGACTGTTCAGATACTATTCTTTACTGGCAACAGGTGTTCAACAACATCTGTCCCCCCATCCTTGAAGTGCGGATGTTGCCAAAAGCACTTCACCTAACATTACTTAATTCCGTACGGAATAGAGGTTGCGTCAAAAAAGACTGACTAGCACGCATTAATTATATAGTCATAAGGGTTTGATTCCCTGAATGAACAATATTCCTCGCTTTTTAACACACAGGAGGTGTGCTTATAATGTATACAATTACACAAGTAAGAGATCTTGTTTTTAAATACAAATGTTCTAATGGTGACACACTAGAAGAAGTTCTTGATTTTTGCGAATCTATTATATTTGATACTAGTTATTCCAAAGAAGAACAACAAGAATATGAATCTCTATATAAATTGTTATTGTTTGGTCGTCTTCGTTTACACAGTAAAAGAATGCAAGATGGAACTAACAACCCTCAAAGTCATTTTGATACCCCTCACCGAGTAGCTAACGATTTTTTTGCTAAATTAAATCAAGCAAACGGACTTATAAAAAACAATAACGATCGCAAATACGCTTATAACAAAAAACGTTACAACTTTTAACACACAGGAGGTGTGCTCATGGAAATAGGTAAAATACACATACAAGTCTCTATAACTCCAGAAGACGTTGTGTGCAAAGAAACCAACTTTGAAATTCTAGGACAAGTAACAGAATACTGTTTAGGTTGGAAACACGATGTGTTAGAAGAAAAAGATTTAACTGCACAACTTGCTACTGTAGTACAAGCTTACAGAGATCATAACGAATTAGAACCCCATGTTCCTTTACGAGTAGGAGTATGGTTTGAAACTCCAATCCCAGAGCCAGTTATAGAATGGAAACCATTTTTTAAACCAGAACTAGAAGTTTTACAAGGAGGTAAAGAGTGAATCAACTAATTAAATGGCGTGCTACTTTTAACTACCAAAACCAACAGGTTACTGTTGAGTTTAAAGCACCCAGTTACAACCCAAACATAAACTACACGCACTTAGCGCGAGTAGAATTTGTACGTATGCTTGCAGACAGGAAGTCGCAAGTGACAATAACTAATGTTGAGCCTATTGAAAGATATGCTTATGAAAATCTATAGGAGGATTTATGCAAAACATTAACCCAAACGATCTCAAAGCCGAGATTAAAGATAACATCCGTATCGGACTTAACACCATGATATGGGGTGGGCCTGGCATCGGTAAATCAGACATACCACAACAAGTGGCTAATGACTTAGATGTACCATTGCTGGACTTTCGTGCCAACTTATTCGACCCAGTCGATGTGCGTGGCATACCTCACATCATGCAAGAACAGGAGACAGGGAAGCGTTACACGCGTTGGGCAGTGCCTGATGTGTTTCCTATTGCATCACGCGATGGCGAAACGGGGATTCTCTTTATAGATGAATTGCCAACTGCACCACCAGCTACACAAAACGCTTTCCTGCAACTCTTGTTGACCAGAGAAATTGGTGACTACAGAATGCCTGATGGCTGGTCTATTGTTGCTGCAGGTAACAGACTAACTGACTCAGCTGCTGTATTCCAAATGCCTAGTCCAGTACGTAATCGTTTATTGCATTACGAACTCGAAGCAAGCATTGATGACTGGGTTGAGTGGGCTTTCAAAGCTGGTATTAACTCAGAAGTTATTGGCTTCTTGCGTTACAGACCTGCGTTACTTAACAGTTTCAAAGCTGACGAGTATGCATTTCCAACACCACGTTCATGGGCGTTTGTTGACAAGAAATTGTCCAATCGACCGTCGACCACTAGCGACGAATCGTTGTTCTTTGGTGTTGCAGCAACAGTCGGCGACGGCCCAGCGGGTGAGTTTATTGCTTACAAACAAATAGCTGACAAGCTTCAGGATGTAGACGCACTCATCAAAGAACCTGGCAGTTACAAGAAAGATGACAACCCAGCTGTCTTGTACGCATTATCAACATCTATTGCCACTCGTGCAAATGATGAAACCCTCGAAAATATTATCAAAGTATGCAACAAACTCCCATCAGAGTTTCAAGTAATACTAATGAAAGGTATTTTTGCAATCAACAAAGAGTTTATTAAGAATCAATTTTGTACTAAATGGATTCAAAATAATCACGGCTTATTATCATAGGAGGTAAACATGAGCACAGTAAGAATGTCAGATCAACTACAGCGTGACATTACGCGTAAAGCAGAGGATATGTACGACAAAGCACATCCTTATCAAGAGTATCCAGAATATCTGGGTAATAAAATATACACTAAGTATCTTAAAGACGACTTAGAATCTCTCAGTTCACACATTTTATCTAATGTACCTGACGAAATCTCTAATCGTAAACTACAAATGAGTGAAGTAACTGATCTTAGTATTAGATCTACTTATTGTATTCACAAAAACCCAACTGATAATCCACAAGATTACGATGGCGAACCAGAGTTTGGTGAGTATCGCTTTGAGTTAAAAGTAATTGGTGGTTACCAAATATTAAAACTATTTAACACAGGCAGTAGTTACAGCGATGACACGCAAGTTGATTTAGTAATCAATACAGACAAAGCTGTACCTGATTGTGAATTAATGGCTCAGTTGTACAGACTAAAACGTGACAACGACAAACGTGCTGACGAACGTAACAACTACAGACGTACAGTTCGCAACACTATTGAGTCTTTTACTACGCTTAATCAAGCACTTAAAGCTTGGCCTGCACTTAAAGATCTTGTTCCACAAGACAAGATAACTAAAGTCTACGAAAAAGTAGAACGCAAAGCTAAGCAACAACAACAGCGAGAAGCTATTGAAGTGCAAGAGCAAGAACTTAACTCAGTTATTTTAACTGCATCATTACTAGGAGATTAATTATGGAAATAGGCCCCCCTAAATATAAACAAGGCGATTACGTACGAGCATGCTTTGGTGGCGGACACGTCAAATGTGTTATCAATGGCGTTAAACGTAACAAACGTGTTGACGCAGCATTACGTGACGGATCTATGAGTCCGTGGTTTCTTAGACATAACCCTAATGGTTGGTACTACCAAGTAGCAAAACATTACGGTACTGGTACAAAAGACATACCTGATCTAAGTAAAGCTCACTGGTCTGATAACTTAAAACTAGTAATCAGTGAAGGTGAAATAATAAAAGCTATACCTGCAGATAGTGATTTTAAAATTAGACATCTTACAACTGGTATGACTGACGAAACAGAACAACTAATACGGAGTAACCGATGAATCAAAACTTTACAAATGCACGTACACAACTTGTGCTTAACCAACCATTCTTTGGCACCCTTTGTCTTCGCCTCAAACCCGTTGAACGTGATGACATGGATACAGGTGCCACAGATGGTGTGCATCTTTTCTATAATCCTAAATGGTTTGACAAATTGCAACCACTAGAACGTATTGGTTTTCTTGCGCACGAAGTTATGCACGTTGTGCTTATGCATATTTTTCGCAGACAAGAACGTCATCCAGAAAAGTGGAACGTAGCTTGTGACTATGCAGAAAATTATTTACTCAAGCAAGCTAACTTTATATTACCTAAAGGTGCATTGCTTGACGAACAGTACAACGACATGAGTGCAGAAGAAATCTACAACTTGCTTCCTGAACCTGACAAAGGTTGGGATTCAATATCTGTAGACTTTGGTGGTTGCGGTGGCGTGCTTGATCATCCTGGTACCGACGACGGTACTATAGGTAAATCAAAAGCAGAACTTAATGTTGCAATTAATCAAGCAGCAGAAAGTGCACGCAAAGCTGGCAAGCTACCTGGCAGCTTAGAATCTATACTTGGTGAGATTGCTGACCCTAAAGTATGTTGGAAACAAGTACTTGCTAGATTCTTGCGTTCTAATAACAGTGCTGACTTTAGTTGGCAAAAACCAAACCGTAGATTTATTGCTGGCGGTTTGTATTTACCTTCTATGTACAACCCATGTATCGATGAAATTGCCGTTGTGTCTGACACATCATGTTCTAGAACTGACGAAGAACTAAATCAAGATCTTGCAGAAATTTCTTCTATTATTCTTGATGTTAATCCTAACAAAGTTCATTTTGTAGAAGTTGACACTGAAGTACAAAATTATACTGAATACACGCGCGAGTCTCTTCCCTTAAAAATGTCAATGATTGGTAGAGGTGGTACTGCATTTTCACCTGGCGTTGAGTACATAAACGAACACTATCCAAATGTTAGTGCTTTGATCTATCTTACAGATCTTGGCTCTAATGACTTTGGAGAGCGACCAAGTTATCCGGTCTTGTGGATAACAACACACGAAGGAGAAGCACCTTATGGTGAAATCATCAAAATTTAAACAGACTATCAAAGACTTTGGTGTGTCTGTTTTGACTGGCGGTGCAGTGTTGCTTGGCTTACTAGCTATCGCAACATCTATGCATCATTTTCTAATGTTAGTTGCAATCTCAGTATCTCTGGGCGCAGTTATATTTTTAATATGGAGGTTACTAGATGTCTAGTACTGTAATCACGAGCATTACCACAGCTATGTGGATCATGATCGAGTTAATTCAATTTGCCTACATGGCATATCTTATGTGGAGGGACAGAGACAATGTTATTGATAGGCATAATCAGCGCGCTCGGACTGCTTTTGCTTGCGCTTAAAGCAGGCGGGCGTAAAACAATTGGTAATGACATTTTTATAGATGTCATTATAACAGTTACCCTTATGGTTTGTTTTTATGGCACTTACAGTGGCATGACTGCAGCTATGGTTGGTGGCTTAACCGCATCCATTATTCTTTTTATTCTTAAAAAGACTATGGTGCATGAAAAACTAACTGTTACAAAACAACCTAAAAAAGTTTTTAACAAGTTTGTAATTAATACTCCCACAATTAAGTGGCAAGAAATACAACCAACCTGGAGAAAATAATATGGCTAGTGTAAGAATGAGTGGTGATTTGCGAAATGAAATTTATCAAAATTTTAAAAAACAAATCTATAAAGTGTATGCGAACAACAGTGGTCTTCAAGACTATTTACAATCTGTTGCAAAGTCTTTTCATTCAGTTCAAGAAACTGAACTAATGAAAGATTATATGGATTTACATGAACGTTTGTTTAGGTTTAAGCATCCTAAATATAAACATGAAGAATTTTCTCCTAGAAAATATTTTGGTAGTTACAACGGACCTAAAGATTTTAATCAAATAAAAGAAATGCATTTTGTTATTAATCCAAATCGGCCAGACCAAGAGTCCTTAACTTTTATGAATGGCAGTAATTGGCATGATCAATATACAGATCGTTACGATAGCAAAAGCCACCCAGCAAGTGATAATTATGTAGATGGTGATCACGCTTTAACACTAAAGTTAGATGAACCTATTCAACTTATACAAAATCATTCTGCAGATAAAATGTGGTCTGCTGAAAATAATGTTAAACAATATACAAATCCTATAATTGTTTCTTCTTATGTAGATGTAGATAACATAGAAACATTTGCTGAAGGTACTCTAAAGATTAATGAGTCTAAAGCACAAATTAAACATTTGTTGGCTAGCTGTACAACGCTTAAACGTTTTTTAGATACATGGCCTGCAGGTAAAGATTCTGTACCACAAAAATATTTAGACAAAATGTTTGCAGAAGCTAAACCAGTTGTACCTTCTAATTTACCTAAGTTTGATCCAGATTCAATATTGCCTGACGAAGTCAAGCAAGAAATGAATAGCACTGTGTTAACAAGTAAACTAATGGAGAGTTAAAATGGGTGCTATGAAACGGTGGGCGCAAGACGTCCACGACGATTGTTTAAGTATAGGTGTTCACAACACTGCTAAAAAACATGGTATTTCTGACGAAGATGTTAAGACTACAACTATGAACCATTTAGGTTGGGAAGATTCTTGGACTAAGTTTATGATTGAGTATGATCTTAAGAAAACTATGCGTAATCTAGATGCCGCAGCAAAAAAAAGGGGCTCATAAAGAACCCCTTTAATTAAGTTAAAAAACTTACGATACGTATACCCACATTTCTAATGTCCCTGTTGCGACATCAGTTCCTGGAGCTACAGTACAAAGGATATCGATTGTGTTGTCAGCAGAATATAACTGAGGAACTAAATCAGCAGCTTCGTGGTCTACACCACCAGCTTGTCCGATTGTTGAACCATCAATATATCTGTCAACATCACCATCGTCACCAACGTCAAATACTAATGCAGTACCGGCGTCTAAATCTGAAGATTTAACTTTAACGTCGTGCACTGTTTCACCAGCAAAAATTTGTACCATTTGGTACACGTCTGCTGCATTAACTGCNGCAGTAACGTTTATTTTTGCATATCTAACCGCTACCATTCCACTTGGNAAAGGTTTAAAAGATTGGTTGCTATCAGCTTGACCACTTGTAAATGTTGCCATAATAATTACCTTTATTGTTATATGACACAAAATTATGTCATACTTCAAAAACATAAAGCATTCAAGAAGAATGTCAACTGTAAATTATGGACCGATTAATCTACGTCAAACGTAATCCTCTCTGCCTTTATAGGTACAACACGCCTGAACATCTTCCGTATATACAATGGAAATTAGTTACACGTGGTGTCGCTTACAACATGGTGCACAGTAAACAAGTTGGATGGGAACGAGCAAAGAAAGGGGAGTATGAGGAGTGGTCTGCTCAAATGGATAAATTAAAAAAGGAGAATTAATGAATTTATTATATTTAGATTTCGAAACTTACTACGACGTACAACTGTCCCTGGGTAAAATGACAACTGTACAGTATGTTAATAACCCTGACTTTAAAGTATGGGGGGTAGGGCTTAAATTTAACGACGGTGAAACAGGTTGGTACTCTGAAGATGAGTACGAAGAAGCTCTTTCACAAATACCTTGGGATGACACAGCTGTTGTATGCCACAACACATTGTTTGATGCGTACATACTTACACAGTATTTGGGCCACTACCCTGCGTACTACTACGACACTGCTTCCCTGAGCCGTGGCGTGTACCCAAACCAACCTGCAAGGTTAAAAGATGTTGCTATGCGAGTCTTTCCAAATGATCCTGCAATGCGTAAAGGAGATGAGCTTGTTAATGCAAAAGGCGTACGCGACTTAGATCCTGAGCTTGACGCACAAATTGGAGGCTACTGCATACAAGATGTAGATCTTACTTACGCTATCTTTCATCACATGATGCAAGGTTACCCACAAGATGAGTTAGATATTATTGATATGACTGTGCGTATGTTTGTAGAACCTAAACTTATTTTAGATAAAGATATGCTTATTGCACATAAAGAAAAGATAAAACAACAAACAGCAAAAGCAATTGAAGACTCTGGTACAACACGCGAGATTATGGCATCTCAACAAAAGTTTGCGCAATACATTGAAGAACTTGGTATTAACGTACCCACAAAAAAAAGTCCTACAACTGGCAAACAAATACCTGCATTTAGTAAAACCGATTCTGCTTACATACAAATGCAAAATATGTATCCTGAGTACAAACATCTTTGGGATGGTAGAGAAGCAGTCAAGTCTCGCATAGAAGAAACACGTGCTGAAAGATTTCTTGAAAGCACAAACCCTGACGGAACTTTCTCAGTACCGTTACGTTATTACGCAGCACACACTGGCCGCTTTGGTGGTACAGAAAGTATTAACTTACAAAACTTACCCAGGGGATCTGCACTTCGTACAGCAGTCATGGCCCCTGCTGGGCAGTATTTGTATATTGTAGATTTATCAAACATCGAAGCCCGCATGCTTGCATGGTTAGCAAAAGAAGCCGATTTACTCGACGCATTCGCAGCTGGCCGTGATGTGTATAGTGAGTTTGCATCTCAGATATATGGTTACCCAGTTACTAAAGCAAACAAGCTTGAACGTTACGTAGGTAAAACAGCTATCTTAGGTCTTGGTTACGGCATGGGTCCTGACAAATTTAAAGACACTCTTAAAAATGGTAAACCTTCTGTAGATATAGGTGAGTCAACTGCTATATCAATTGTTGCGCAATACCGAGCTATGTATTCAAACATACCGAGGCTATGGCAACAATGTAAACACGCTCTATTTACAATGAATCACTCAGGAGATCCTGAAGGTCGTCCGTATGGACCACTTATTATTAAACCTGGCGCAATACAATTACCAAATACAATGTGTCTTAAATACCCACAACTTAGTTTTTCAGATGGTAATTTTGTATACAACTCAGGCAAAGGTATGATTAAAACGTACGGTGCTAGGTTAACAGAAAATATTGTACAAGCCCTGGCCCGTATTGTTATTGTAGAACAAATGCTTGAAGTACAACGCTTGCCTGAAGTACAAGTAGTGTTGCAAGTACATGACGAAATTATATCTATTGGTTCTAATTTAGATTCTGACAAGACACTTGATAAAATACTAGCTATAATGAAAACACCTCCTTCTTGGTGTTCAGATTTACCTCTAGATGCTGAAGGAGGCTATAGCCAAAGATATGACAAATGAGCAATCTAGTATTAACAAGACGTAAGAATGAATCAATAATTCTGCACCAGGATGGTAAAGAACTTTGCATTATTACAGTCACTTCTTTAGGACCTAAACAAGTTAAGTTAGGTCTTAATGCAGAAGAATCTGTTAAGATAGACAGACACGAAATATACGAAGCTAAACAAGCAAACAATTAAAACAGGAGAATTATATGGAATTAGTTTTCTTAAAAGCAAAGCAACGCCTTGCAAAAGAGATCTCAAACAAAGGTACGACACCTTACCCGCTTACTAAAAACTTTACATCTGAACATGTACAAGTATCTAAAACTAAAAAAGGTTTACACGATTTATTAAAACACTTACAAACACAAGCAGCAGCTGGTGCTTGTTTGCACAAAGGTTTATTAAAACGGCCACTTATAAACGAATCACGAGCTATGATGGCGGATCGTGTAGCATCAACAGAGTTATTAATCTTAGATATTGATGGCATACAAATGCCTACCAGCCAGTCCCCTGATGTACGCACTATCTCAGAAAAAATAATTGCTCAATTACCAGAATGTTTTCAAGATATTAGTTATATTGCACAAGCCAGTGCTTCTCTTGGTTTAAAAAAAGATAAAGTATCTCTTCATTTATTCTTTTTATTAGAACAACCAACTCAACCAAAAATATTAAAAGAATGGTTTAAGTTATTAAATTACGAAACAGACATCTTGTCATCTCAACTAGCTTTATCTGCTAACGGACAAAGTTTGTCATACAAACTAGATCCTAGTGTTGCAGAAAATTCTAAAATTATTTATATAGCACCACCTACTTTTAAAGACAACATACAAGATCCTATTTCAGGAGACAGATTTGTATTAATCGAACGTGGGTCGTCAACCTTAGACCCTAGACCTTTATTAATAACTGTTAACCCAGAACGCGTACATAACTTAGGTGTCCAGATTAAAGATGGCCTGCGTAAAAAACTTAACTTACCTAAAAAAACAGGCAAGTTAAGCACTATAAGTATAGGAGGCGAAGCTCAAGAAGTATTACAAAACCCTGACAAAATGACTATTGAAGTATCAAGAGTTAATGAACCTTACGTAAACTGTAATGTAAACGGAGGAGACAGCAACGGATACTACTTTGTACTAACTAACCCACATTACATGTACAACTTTAAGGGAGAACCTGTTTGGGAAATACAAAAAGCAGATCCTGATTTTTACCGCAACATTTTTGAGATATTTGCTGACAAAATAGACCAAAACAAAAAACTAAGACCAGTCGCTTTGCGAGACTTTTACACTGATACATATTTTAACGGAGTATACGATGAATCAATTGAACAATTTACCGACAGTTATCCCCTCACGCCCACCAATAAGCAAGCGATTGATGATTTTATGCGGACTCATAATCGCCCTTCCTTGGATTACGTTCCTGATGCTAGGGTCGTATTTGATCCAACTAATGATAAAGGCATTCAGTTAGACGAAGCTCCTTATTATGTAAACCTGTACAGAAAAACTAAGTACATGTTAAATCAAGAAGAACATGTATCTGAGTTAACCTACGGTACAGCTGACAAACTACATACAATAACGCCTCGTATAGCTACATTGTTATCACATGTGTTAGGTGATGGTAAAACAGAGTTTGAGCATTTTGTTAATTGGCTTGCATACATATACCAAAACAAACAAAAAGCAATGACTGCTTGGATTTTTACAGGTGTACCTGGCACTGGTAAAGGTTTGTTAATACACAAAGTATTAAAACCTTTATTTGGAGAACAACAAGTACCTATGCGAGCTCTAGAAAACATCGAAGAACAATTCAACTTGTACTTAAGAACTGCTTTATTTCTTGCAGTAGATGAATTTAGAATGGGAGATGCAGGTAGCATTGGCAAAATGGCTGACAAACTTAAACACCAAATTACAGAACCTAACTTAACTATTAGAGCAATGCGTTCAAATCAAATTGAACTACCTAGTTTCTGTAACTTCTTGTTTTTAACTAACAGAGCAGACGCAGTCAAAATAGAAGAGGGCGACAGACGTTACAACGTAGCACCTAGACAAGAAAAAAAACTAGATGTAGTTAATGTAGATCTTATTAATAACTTAGGTGATATAGAAAGCGAACTATATATATTTGCAGGAGCCCTAAACAAGTTTCAAGTAGACCATCGTATGGCTCACACAGCATTAGAAAACGAAGCTAAAATACAAATGAAAAATATATCTATGTCTGTACTAGAAGAGTTTGCAGCAGCTATACGTCAACGTAACTTAGAATACTTTACTGAAGTGTTAGACATTCCGCTAACAAATACTTTTGATGCAGGAGGTATAACTACTGCACAAAGATATTTAAAATATTGGATAGCAGAAGTAGGTAACGAAATAATTATACCTATGTCACAACTTAAATTAATTTATGACATCTTAACTGACAGTCGCAATAAATTATCTACAAGAGACTTTACTAAAGCTATGTCACGGTTAAATATAAAAACTTCTAGAAAGCGCGTTAGTTCTAACAAAAACGACTCTATACCTAGAGGAGTTGTTTTAACCTGGAAATTAGACGATAATATTCGAAGTTCTTTAATTAAAGAACATTTTGAAGATAGAGATAATTTACTATTAAAGGAAACTAGCTAGGACAGCTAACAACAAAAATGACTGAGCTTGTACAAAACAAGCGCCCAGATCTCATAAATGTAATAGAGACTGAGGCCCCAAAAGAGTTGGGATTAATCCCAGCTTGGTCTTATTCCGCCTTAAAAACTTACGAAACATGCGCATATCGCTCATACATTGGTAAAGTTAAAAAAATAAAAGAAGACTACGGACCAGCTGCAGCACGTGGTACTGACATACATACCCAGGCTGAAGACTACGTACGTGGAGATCTAGCAGAATTACCTGACACACTTAAAAAGTTTGAAAACCAGTTCAAAGAAATGCGTGAGGGTTTTATAAACGCTACTGTAGAATTAGAAGGCGAGTGGGGATTTACTATAGATTGGGAACCTTGTGGTTGGATGGAACGTGGCGTATGGGCAAGAATTAAACTAGACGCATACGTTAACGAAACAGAAACATCAGCTCGTGTAATAGATTACAAAACAGGTAAACAATACGGTAATGAGATAGCTCATTCACAACAAGCACTTACTTATGCCATTGGTAGTTTTCTACGTTACCCAGACTTAGAAATTGCAAAAACAGAAATGTGGTATTTAGATCATGGAACTACTATGGAAAAAACATACACACGAGATCAAGCAATGGTCTTTCTTCCTAAGTTACAAGAGCGAGCAATTACTATGACGACAGCTACTAAGTTTCCGCCTAATCCTTCTAAAAATAGTTGTAGGTGGTGTTCATTTGGTAAAGGAGAAGATCCCTATTGCGAATGGGCTATAAACTAGTATAATAACAAAACTTAATATTCAACCAACTAACACCGAATATTAATAACGAGGAAAAATAACAATGAACGACGTACAAAATATACCCCCACCTTATGAGCATCAAGCTAATACCACCAACTTTATTCTTAACCACCCCAGATGTCTTATTACATCAGATCCTGGTACAGGTAAAACACGTGCAGTACTTGACGCCCACATTAACCTATCTGGTAAAACACTTGTACTTGCACCTCTTTCTATTCTGGAAGCAGCATGGGCAGAAGACATACAAAAGTTCCAACCAGATATTAAATTTGGAGTAGCATATGCTAAAAACCGTAAAAAAATATTTGAAGATGATTCCTTCGACATGGTCATTACTAACTTCGAAGCTGTCAACTTCTTACGTAAAAATCCACACTATATTAAGCAATTTTCTACAATCGTTATTGATGAGTTCACTGCTTTTAAGAACCAATCAGCACAGCGCAGTAAAAATATTAGATCGCTTATCCCACATTTTACTAATAGGGTTGCCATGTCTGGTACTCCTAATAGTAATACGATCCTAGACTTATGGCACCCAGTGCTCCTTGTAGATGANGGAGAACATCTAGGGGAGCGCTACTGGGCTTTTAGAAATCAAGTATGTACACCCAGATTNAATGGCTTTGCTAATGAATGGGTAGACAAACCAGGTATAGAAGAAGCAGTCGCTGCTAAACTCAGCGATATAACTATACGATATGCGCTTGAAGATTGTATTGATCTTCCAGAGAACATTGTTCGCACCGTGCGTACAAAGTTATCCACAAAGGTACAAGCTATGTACGACATATTTGTTAAAGAATCTGTTTTATATACAGAGTCAGGAACTATTAATGCTGTACATGCAGGAGCTCGTGTAAAAAAACTATTACAACTAGTATCAGGCGGTGTTTACGATGAAGACGGCAACGTCCAGTATTTGCACCAAGAAAGGTATGACATTGTTATGACACTAATTGCAGCGCGCAAGCACTCTATTGTTGCTTTTAATTGGAAACACGAACGTGACGCGCTTATTGAACTAGCTAACAAACAAAACATTACATACGAACTTATAGATGGATCAGTACCTGCACACAAACGCAAAGACATTGTTGAACGTTTTCAAGCAGGCCATGTTCAAGTATTGTTTTGTCATCCACAATCAGCAGGCCATGGTCTTACTCTTACAAAAGCTACCACAGCTATTTGGTGTAGCCCAACGTACAACGCAGAACACTTTCAACAATTTAATAAACGTATACATAGAGCAGGACAAAAACAAAAAACCGAAACTATTCTTATAGCAGCCCACAAAACTTGGGAAGAAGATGTATACAAAAAACTAAACAGTAAGTTAGGCAAAATGGAGAACTTATTGCATATATTAACAAAATTAAATAATGACAAAATCTAAAGACGACTTAGTACATTTTGAATTCTTACAAATAAAAATGAAAGAATACATTTTAGAACTATTACAACGACCGCCAGAAACTGTAGCTATTGCTTTAGTTTTTGCAATGACTGAACTAATACATTCACGAACAACAAAAGAAACAGAACTACCACAGTCGTTAGAAGAACTAATTCAAGAAGCTGGCCAGGAGGCTTTAACTTTAACCGATGAGATATTCCTAGCAAAACCCTCATCTTCGGAGACCATACACTAATGAATATGGATGAAATGCTAAATGATTTAGCAATAACCCGACAATCTATTGTCGATATACATGAACAAGAGAAAGTCCTTAAAGCAAAAAAGGACGATCTAGAAACACAGATTATTATCAGTCTTAAAGATCAAGGAATTGATCGGGTTGGTAATGACGCGTGTACTGTTTCCATTAAACAGGAAATAGTCCCTACAGTTCGAAACTGGGACGCGGTGCATGAACACGTACTTGACACAGGTCAGTTCGAGTTAATGCAAAAACGCATGTCAGCAACGGCCTATAGGGAGCTAATACAAATGGGACATGAAGTCCCAGGTGTAGAAGCAACTGAACTGACCCGAATGAACTTCAGGTCAAAATAATAATATCAACGAAAAACGGAGAAATAACCATGACTGATATTACACTAGTAAGCGATAAAGTGCCGGCGCATGTAGAAAAAGGCAGCGGGTTGGGTAACGAGAATGTTACTGCAGCTCATTTACAAACCCCTAGAGTTAAACAACTCCAACAAATGAGTAATGAGTTGGACGAGCAACACAGTGAGTTTTTTAAAGACGCCAAAGTTGGTGACTTTATTAACACTGTAACGCGACAAAACTATGGGCCAGAGATCTACGTTATGAACGTACGATTTGTAGAAGAGTTTGTTGCATGGAGAAAACGTGAAAAAGGAGGAGGACTAGCCGGCACATTTGCAAGCAAAGAAGCTGCTATAGAATCTCTAAAATCTCAAGATCTTAATCCAGAGGATTACGATATTACTGAGACTCACTCGCACATGTTAATAAGAAAAGATCCAGAGTCAGGAAACTTAGATCTACCTTTCTTGTTTGATTGCGCGTCTTCTAAGTTGCGAGTATCCAGAGAATGGAATACCCAAATTGCTGGTTTAAGCGGAGATCGTTTTTCATCTTTATGGAAAATGGCATCTGTTAAAACAGAAAACAAAATGGGTCAGAAGTTCTATAACATTCAAGTCGAAAGAATTGGATGGGCAACAGACGACGATTACAACAGTGCTAAAACAGTATTTGAAAGCATCAAGTAAGTAGTTTGCGTACATGGTGCGACATATACTGTCGCGTCATGTACACTTTTATACAATGAAAGAAAAGGACTTCATTAACAAAGTCCACAAAAAACTTCCTAAAGAAGTTTATAAGTGGAAAATCAATGACCCCTACCACGGGGGCGTACCAGATGCGTTCTATTCTGGTCCAGCAGGTTTTGCTTTTATAGAGTATAAATACACTCAGACGTTACCCGACCGTGGTACGTCAAAAATACCCGTTAATCTTTCTCAACAACAACGCCTCTGGATTCAGCGAGCGCATACACATAAGTTACCTGCGTACATAGTCCTGGGGTCCCCTGACGGTGTTTGTATTACAGCAAACCCGCAAGTTGAGTTTTTTTATTTAGATTGCTTTTTAAGGTGTGCCGTGACTTTTGAGGCATATATCGATAAAATAAGCAACATATGTTTAAATACGGACAATTAATCAAATGTATTGGAATTCAAATATGGATATGGTGAACAAACCGCCTCATTATAATCAAGGCGGTATAGAGTGCATTGACGCAATAGAAGAAAGTATGAGCAAAGATGCTTTTGCTGGATACTGTAAAGGCAATGTAGTTAAATACTTGTGGAGATATGAGTATAAGAACAAAGTTGAGGACTTAAAAAAGGCTCAATGGTACTTAGCAAAGCTCGTTACTCTACTGGAGGATTGAATGAAAGAAGTTGGAATTTTTACCCAACATTCAAAAACCCTAGGACGATGTACCAGTGTGGCCGATTGCCCATGCGTTGGCATATGTTCTTGTACTCAATGGGGTGATGATCGATGCAGAGGTTGTGGAAGGACTGCAACTGAAGTTCGGGATTGGAATACTTTCTCTAAAATGGAAAGAAAACTTATAAATCTACGAAATGCAGCAGAAAATTACTCTATTAGACAGCTAATGAGGGGAAAAGCCGCAGGGCACTCTCAGAAAGCGGCTAGTTAATTATTGGCCTTACGATACGTAAGGCTTAGGGTAGTACAACAAAAGCGCACCACGGGCGTGCTGTGAAGCCGTTTTCTTAAAAAACCTTACAAATTTACCCAGACAGTGGGTTTTTGTTATTCTCTGCTATTTTTTGCTGCAAAGAAGAAATTTCGGCTTTTATTGTTGCTATGTCAGTTTTTATTTCAGTAACATCTGGTATTTCAATACCATCTATTTCTTTTTCTAAGAATTGCACAGAGGTTTCTATACTTGCAAAACGTTCTTCAATAACTTTTTGTGCTTGTTCGGTGTCACCTATGCCACCTATTTGTGCTTCTAAGTTATCTAACCTATTTACATACTGAGCGCCTTGATAACCAAAGCCTGCTAAAGTTGTAACAATGCCGGCAAGTGCTATAAGTTGTGTTGTTTTATTTTCAAACCAGTTCATACAGATCTCCTATAAAGTTGGTTGCATTTCTTTAAGACTTGTTAAAGTCCTAATACTAGTTCCCGCTAGCTGATAAAATGCGTTTGTATTATCTTGGATAGTATTAGTAGTATAAATGCTTTTGGGTTCATACCAAACTTCTTTTTCTGGCAAACTAACTAATCTATAGTTATTAAACCCAGGAACAAAACCCATTACTGCAATGATTGCATTTTCAGATCCATACTCTCCAGTTTCTTCTTGTTGTGCTTGCACGTCTTCTTGCGCATTTTGTAAGTTTTCTGCAATTATATTTTCTACTGTGGTATCTGTATCAGAATCAGTACTAACAGAATTAACTGCTATGTTTATACTGTTTTGACTAGATACAGTTGCTACTGTTGCAACAACAACTTCAGTAGTAGTTGTTTCTGTTTCAACTGTGCTTGTACTTATAGAAGTATCAGTTACAGACGTGCTACTCATATCAAGCACTTGGTTGGTTTGGGCGGTAGATGATGCAAATTGATCTGACATGCTAGGCGAACTACTGGTGCTAATACCAGAGTTTGAAGAAGAACTAACGGCATTGCCAGCTGCAGCACTATTACCTGTAGAGTGAACAGATGTGCCTGCTGTTGTACCACTAACACTAGCTTGTGCTGTAGCTAAGGTAGATGAAACAACATTTAGAGCCATTTCTCTACTTATAGAACTTTTTCCTTCTGAAGCCATAATTACTTCTTCTTCTATTTCTTCTATAATTTCTTCCTCTTCAACAAGTTCTTCAACGGGTTCTTCCGCCGGCTCCTCTGCATGCGCAAGTTCTTCTTCCATTGCTGTCTCTTCCTCAAACCATTCCTCCAGTTCTTCAATAGTTTCTAGTTCAATAAATGTTTCAGGCTCTCTAAAGTCTTCTACAAGAAAAGTTTCTTGAAAAATAAACTCTTCAATCATTATATCTTCTATAGGTAAAAAAACTTCTTCCTCATGCATGGGTAGATCGTGCATAACCTCAAGGGGTTCATAGTATTCTTCTTGTGAAAACATTTGTTCAAAGATTATTTCTTCTTCAAAAATAAATATAGGGTCTTCAAAATATTGTTCTTCGAATTCAAACACAAAATCTTCGAACATAGGCTCTTCTTCATACCCGAAGTCTTCTTCTTCGTAGCCATAATCAAAGTATTCTTCTTCTTGAAAATAGGCAATAGAGTCTTCTTGTCTGTAACCCTGGCAAAAAGGCCCATACTGAGGATCTAAATCACACTGCAAATCATCATATGCTTCCCAATATAAAGGGCAAGACTCATTATAAAGTTGAGTGATATTACACTGTTGGGTTTGATAAGCTTCAGCGTAACCTGAACAGCTAGAATCATTTAGCGCGTTGCTACAATCAACACCATTACCACTGCCTGAACCATATAAAGAACCACCATTTTCTAGTGTTGTATTTATAGTTGTATTGTTCCAATTAGTATTTACACAACTAGAACTATTGGTAGTGCCAGTAGAACATTCATCATGGTAATAATAGGTGTATGAGTTTGTTTTGTTAGAGCCTACTTCACCTATCAGCACGTCATGGTTGATAATATTAAGTTCACGATAGCGTATATCAAAAGAGTTGTTGTTCCAAAGTATTACTTCAAAGCTATTGTCTGTATTGCTTCTGTTGTACTCTCTTAAATTATACCAACCAAAGATCATCTTGCTGTTATCACCCCAAGACTTCATACGTGAGCCCGAGTCTCTAATTAAGTCAGTCCAGAAGGGATATATGGTATAAGTGTGCTGCCCATTGATAGGGTCAGGAGTATAGTCATTACAATAGCTACCACTAGAACCAAAATGGAGACATCCATTAGTTGCCATTCTTGCTTGGCTAAATGTAGACCCATAAAAAGTAAAATCAAAAGAAAGGTCAATTGCAGGAGAAATTCCATCATCAGATACTGAGTAAGCTAACTCGCCCTCAAAGTTGTTTGCGTTAGCATTAAGGTCGTAAAGGTCTTGGTTATTTTCATAAACATATTGGGCTGATAAATTACTTGTAAGTAATAAACAACCTATTACTTTAAGCCAGCTATGCATTCTCTTTTGAGTTGTGGAGCAGAATGCCAAACTTGTTTACACCTTTGTACTTTTTCTTTGTACCAGACTTTATAGTCCGGTCGGTCTTGTTTGTTTTCTTCCCAAGCAACTGTTGCTTCTTTACCTATTTTACCTTGGTAAGGACAAGGTGTGCCGGCCATTTCCATTGCAGCAAACACTCTAGGATCTGCACATAACAATGATATAGAAGCCACTTTCATACCCATATCGTAAAGATATTTAGATAGTTTTAATCTTTCACAGTTTTGATCTCTTACTGTTTTACCACCAGAAAAACCAAACACTTGGCCCTGGAACGCGCCCGATCTACCTACGGTACATAAGTCTTGTGAATAAGACATTATAGATGGAGCAATAGCTGAAGCAGGTGGAGCTTCAGACTTTACGTTTTGATTGATAGTTTGCGTTGAATTTGACTCGTTAATGTTTCTATTCGTGTTATCAGATTTGCTGTTATTTTCATTAACATTTTTGTTATCAGTTGTAACATTTGAATCTGACGTTGAAGTATTGACATTTGTATTATTCGAAGTGTTGACGTTAGTATTATTCGAAGTGCTTGAATTCGTGACATTTTGATTTACTGTCGAATTAACTGTTGAGTTAGAAGTTGAATTCGAAGTATTAACATTGTTGTTTGTATTAGTATTGTTAGAAGTCGACGTATTAGTATTAGTATTATTATTAGTATTATTGTTAGTATTTGTTGCTGTATTTATATTTGTATTTTGATTAGTACTAACATTGGTATTCGTATTTGTATTTACGTTGGTATTACTGTTGGTATTAGTATTGGTATTTACATTTGTATTTGAATTAGTAGTTGTGGTGTTGTTAGTAGTATCCAAACTATTTTGCTCGCAATACTGAGAGCCAGCAGTACAGTTACCTGTCTGGTCCCCATAAGAATTAAATGATAGTACTAACCCTAAAGCTAGAAGTACGCGTTTGTTCATATTTTTTTATTAACATTTCCAACGTTTTCTAGCCTGCCTTAGCCTTGAGTTTGGGTTTTTTGCAGCTTTAGGGAATTTCTTCATCTGCCCAGCAGACCTAGCGCAATAAGACTTACGTCTTTTAGCGGCTTTGCTTCCCTTTTTAACTTTTCCTGTTACTGCAGTTTTAAGTTTGGATCCAGGATTTGCTCTGCGGTGAGCAGCAACGCCCTTCGCAGTCATACCCGCACCCGATTTGGTTTTACGGTAGTTAGCGCCTTTACCCTTTGTTGTTTTTCTTATTGGGTTTTCTTTTTTGCGGGGCACTTTTCTTCCTTATTGGTTTTTCTGGGGTTAAACTTTTTTTAAATAGTTTTGTATAGGCTTTTTTTACCCCATTTAAAAATTTTTCAATATATTCTATATACATAATTATACTCATTAGCAATAAAGCTAAAAGAATAGTATAACAAAGTATCACTTCTTCTTAGCTGTTTTTTTAGATTTTTTAGCCATAGTCCTTACTCGAGTGGGTTTGCCCCCTACTCCCTGTGCTTTGGCTCTTTTGCGCGTTACTGCGCTTCTTTTTTGTGCAGCTGTCATACTTGCAGCTTTAGATTTAGGAACACATTTTGGATAACCTTTCTTTTTAGTAGAAGCTTTCTTTCTACCGCATGGCGCGTGTCCACCGCCTTTTTTCTTTCGACCAATATCAACCCATTCTTCCTTAAACCATTTTGTTAGGCCACCTTTTGGTTTAGCACTAGCCATTACTTCTTGTAGCCCCCGCCCCTTTTCTTGTAAGTTCTGACTAACCAACCATTTGCATAAGCTGATGGGTAAACTTTAAATTTTCTTTTAGCCTCTGCTTTTACTCTAGAGTATAGTTTTTTATTTGTAGGTGTTGGCATTATGCTCTCCTTGCGTTTTTTGTTCTTTTAAAAGAACGGTTTGATTTTTTTGATTCCATCTTCATATTCTTAGCCACGCTGTTTAAAGGGTTGTTGTCTTTATGTGCAACATCTTTACCGTCACCCTTTTTTGCTTTGCCTTTAGCTATCATTATACGACGTGCTTTGTTGCGACCAGCCCTGCGTTTTTTTTGTGCAGCTGTACCCTGGTATCTATCGTATTCTTGCCGATAATTTCTGGCCATTACTTACCAGTTTTAGCTTGAGCCTTCTTGTGTGCTTGTCTCATAGTATCACCCATAAGCATACGTCTTTTCATAAAGGCCATATGTTTAGCACTGTGATGCTTACCGTGTTTGTTTAAAGACGTTTGTTGACGTTTAGAAATGCTTTTCTTTTTGACCTGTTGAGATGGTCGTTTAGCTTTTCTAGGCATTACTTTTTACTTTTCTTTTTAGCAATCTTTTTTTGTAAAAAAGCAGGCAAAGTTTTTTGTTTTGCAGTAAGTTTTTTAGCGGGTTTCTTTTTCTTCATCATTTTTTAGGCCTCTTAGGGTTATAAGATATAGAAATTTCTTTAGCTATTTCTTGTGCATTTTTTGTAGGTAAACCTTCAAAATTTATAGCGTCTTCTGCGCGTTCTCTGTTAGGTACATTAGGCATCATTGTAGTTTCTTCAACTTCTGTGTCTCCAATTTTACCTTTTGTTGTTGGTCCTGGTGTTCTAGACGCCATCTCTTTTCTCCTGCGTAATTAAAAAATCAACTAACTTTATTTTATCATTAATCTCAACTAATTTACCAACCAGCTGGTCTAAATACTCCGTAAAGTTAATATGTTCCGGTATTGAAGTAGGGTTAGAAGTAAGAACTTCTAGGTCTAAAGTGACCTGGGCCCGTTGTCCTTCAAGCGTTACTTTGTAAGCTTTGTAGATAGATCCTTTATCCATATGTTTTTCCTTAATAGTGGTCTATGTCATCGTCCACGGCTAGTAGCCGTATGAAGATTTCTTCTTACCTTTTTTTGCCGGTTTTTTCTTCTTAACAGGCTTCTTCTTGTACATACCTTTCATTCCCATTTGATTTATACCTCCGCATTTCATAATCTTTATAGTACCTTAACTAGGTTCTGTTGGCCAGACTATTGGGTCAGTTGATGGTAAATCTCTTAACGCTTGACGGTACGTGGCCCATTCTGTTTTTTTAGAGTCTGACAAAGGGCTATCGGCAACCTGTGTCCAATCCGATTTAGCAAGCAGGACATTTCTATTTGCTCGTACTTCATTTAAAACTAAATCCGCTCTTTCAACAGCGGCACCACTTTGTATTAAGTATCGATTAGCTGAATAAGAGCCTTCTATAATGCTAAAACCACTTGCAAGAGGTATTTCTGATTGATGAGCCACACCCGAGGTTGCGTATTCAATTTCACCAGAATCAGTATTATAAACTGTGTATGTGTACATTATTGAGTGTTATCCATAATTATATTTAAAGAAAGCTGAGTGTGGTTATACCCCCCACTAAAATAAACTCGCCAATAAACAGTGCTTTGAGAAGTACTTAACCCGGTTATCTGACCTGTGTAAACATAGCTATAGCCTCTATAAGTTCCTGCATTCCAGTAGATATTAGTATTACCACTTGCATTTACCCAAGTAGAATTGTCTAAAGAGTATTGCACTCTTCCGCCATTAACATTACCAAGAACACCAGCAAAAATTGCAATGTAAGTGGCATTATTTCTTATTTGTGTAACTGTTACGGGAACAAACGAAGCATTACTGCCTGTGTACGTGCCAGAACGTTGTACATAATTCTGTGCGCTTCTGCCTAAAGGAAAAAAAGTACCCGCACTAAGATGACTTTTAATGTCTGTACTAACATTATCAAAATGTTGAACGTTAAGAGTGTCTGCATTAATCTGCGTTCCTGTAATAGTATTAGCAGCAATTTGGTCAGCTGTAATAGTATTAGCAGCGATTTGGGTAGCTGTAATAGTATCAGAGACTATTTGGGTAGCCGTAATAGTATTAGCAGCAATTTGAGTAGCTGTAATAGTATCCGCTATAATCTTTCCACCATTTAAAGTGCCAATTTTAGCGTCAAGAATTGCAGCATCTTTAATACGCGCTTGGTCTATGTAAACAACCCCACTATCAACAATAAAGGGAGCTATGTTTGAGGACCCACTCCATATAGCAAACTTATCAGCTTGAAACTGTACGTAGGACTGGGCCCCTGAACCACTGCTCGCGTTTGACCCAATAACCATACCAGCAGCTGACTTGCTGCCATTAGATTCTGTTGCAACCGTAAGTACAAACATGGCATTTACATCGCCATTAAGATTGGCTGTAGTAGTACTTAAGCTGTTAACACTAGCAGTTAAAGTGTTGTTGTTACCAGTAACGGTACTGGTCAAACTGCTTAGAGAACTAGCAGTAGCGTTTTGGGCATTAGTAACTGTAATTACGTCTTGTTGTGCACTAGCCATAGCTGCCGTAAGAGTACTACCTGTAAAACTAGTAGCTCCAAATACACTTACTAAAGTTGAATCGCGTCCTGCTACCCAAGCATTGTTGGCTGCGTTTCTTGTATAAATCTGACTATCATCGGTGTCAAACCAAAAATCATGTACCCCCAATGCAGAACCGTCGGCCCTGACACTTGGAGCGCTGCTTTGTTTAATTACAGTAGCCGCTGCTGCGCCTGTTGCAATTAAATTATACCCAGGTAGATCTGCTAATGTTTCGCTAAGAGCGGCCATTGTGGCTGCTATGTTTTCAATAGTTGTAGCACTAGCCATATTAGACCAAGGACCAGGAGTGTTTGAAGTGCTTACAAAACGAACCCAATAGTAATAGGTAAAGTCATACTCAAGTCCTTTGTCGGTATATATAAAAGCGTTAGTTGTTCCTACAAGAACAGCACTACTTAAATCTTCTGCTTGAGAACGCCAAATTTCAGTAAACGCATGATTACCATAGGGCGCAGTATTAGTACTTTGATTCCAAGATAAAAGAACGTCGGTGAATAAGCCACTAGCAGTAAGCGAAGTAGGAGCAGGTGGTACTATTACGTCACCTGGTCTTTCTCTGATAGGTCCAAAACCTGTTGCGCCGGTGTTAGGGTTGTAAGGGGATTGAGCTAAGTCTGTCGCTAACCCACTGTCTATAAGTTCGCGTAAAGTTACGGCTCTATCTTTGGGATCTCCCCTTCTGCCTAGTCGCACTTCTACTGCTTCTTTTATAGACTCTAATGCGAGTTTAGTTTCGGGATCTGTTTTTGCCGGAATATTCTTAATGGCTGGAACTTTAGTCTCAGGCATTAGATTCCTCTTAGTTCATCTATTGATTCAGCAATACAAATTTCATTAACTACTTTCGCAGAAGATACTTCTATTGCAAAATCTTTACATACAGTGGCGGGTAGCCTTACAACTGGTTCTTGAATGGTTACAGCACTAAAACTAGGAGTAGTGCCAGTTACAGTAAAAGCGCTGCCTGCTGCTGCTATAACCGAATGGTATATAACAGCGCCATCCCCGTATAATTTAACAGTAACGGGAAAAGCTTCTGCATCAACTTTTAAAAAACCCATGCTTGTAGGTTTAGGCGGAACAAAGTCTTTAGACTTCCAAGTATAAGTTTGGTCTGTTGTACCAGCTTGAAACTTTTTAATCTGATTAGCAATAATCAGATAAGCGTTACCATCATCAGGATCAGTAAATGTACCTCTAATAAGAGCACTAGCAGTTAAAGTAGTAAAAGCGTTTTGCCCTCCCCTGGGATCAAATACAAACCCACCAAAACCAGAACCCGTGTTGTAAAAGCCCAAGTATCTACCTTTCCACAAAGTAGCATTAATAGTTGTGGGGTAATATTGAGCCTGCCATTGATCAGGAGTAATTAAACCCTCTGTAATAACTTGCACGTCGGTACCAGCAGCTGCAACTAAACCATCTGCTCCTGCGTATATAACAAAAGGACCCATGTCTACCATTGATGTTTTACTTAAACAGGCTTGTGTAGATTCAATTTTAATGGCACTCATAGAAGCAGGATCAGTTCCTGCAATTAAATAAGGCGATCCTTCGGTAGTTACAATTAAACCATTTCCAACAGCTTTCATTCCTATAATATTATCTTCTATTGCCATACGATAAGAAGTAGGCCAAGCATGTGGCAAAAATCTTTCTGAAAAACACACGCGCTTGCCTGTAAACCCCGCCATTATACCATTTGGCATAGCGGTTAAACCTTTCATAGGGCCATCAGGGTATGTAGAACTATCATCATCTGGTGGCGCAACCCAAAAATAAGACGGGATAACTTCGGCTAATTCGTCGTTGTTAGATGTATCATCATAACTAGTAGTTGCCATTGCAACTTCCGCAACAAACTGAAAAGCTGTGGTATTAGAACCTGTATTAGATCTGTATATGCGTTTTGTACCAGCACTAGAACCAAAATTGTTATTTGATTTAGCACCTGCTGTTGACAAGTTGCTTACGGTAATAGTAGCGTTGTCGTCTGTTGTAATTACAGTAGATGCAGCAGAAGGTGGGCCTTCTTCGCCGTACGCACTTACAAAGGTATATACATAAGACGTTGAAAAATCAGGTAGTTGGTCTACAAGACCTTTAAATGTAGCCCCGTCGCTAATAGTTCCAGACGTACTTGCACCCGTAGCTGCAATAGCAGGTTCTACCGTTAAAGTGGTTGTGCTTGGTACTGTAGCTATTTTATGTGTTTGGTTTATATCGTCTGCGGGTACAGCATTTTGAGCACCAAAACCTGCAAGGGTAACGTATTGGCCTACGGCCGCACCGTGGTTACTGGCCGTGGTCACTGTCAGTACTGACGAACCGCTGGACGTNGTTANNGTAGCGTTAATAGACACTGGTGTTTTAATTGCTACAGCTGGCGTATTTGGAGGGGATTCAATTCCTAACCTAAAAAACGCGTTAGGGTATACAGTTCCCCCTATGACTTGGGTGCTTCTGCCCATGCGTGGGAAAGACTGACCAGTCCAATAAACAGTGTTGTTTGTATCACCTGCTATAGGCCCAGGTACAACGTCTACGTCTTCATCGAACTGTAGCCATTGTGTATCTGTGTATTTGTAAACACTTTTTCTATTAGAATTAGATAAAGTAGTTACATCTGCTTTGGGGTTTGTAACTGTATCATCAGTTATAGGAGTTAAACGTTGACTCTCTAAGTTAACGTTGGAAGCTGTTTGGGCTAGGGTGTCTGCTAGTAACCTAGGTGAGACTTGAGGAGCAATTCCGCCAAACTGGATGAGTTTAAAATACGCCATATCATCTTAGATTATACACAATTATACTGGCGATTGCGGACACTCCAATCCAAAAAAGTCTTTCAAACATGTTTATTCCCTTAGAATTTACAATTGCTTTTTGTTCTACCGTTTCTACTCTGTTTTCTAAACGATCCATTCGCATGATAAATCTGTCGTTTTGTTTCAAGACTGTTGTTACCCTTTCTTCTATGCGAGCAATAGCGACTATTGCATCGGCTAATTTATCTATTTTACTATCTAATTTGTCTAGCCTATTGGACACGTCGTCGATCATTTATATCATGCTCCAATCATTCCCTTTAAACATTTCTGCTTCGGCTTCTCTCCTTCGCACTAACCCATCTAATACTTTTCCACCGGCTTTGTTCCAGCGTTTAAGTTGTGCTGGTACACCATCGTACTCAGACATATTTAATAATTTTAAAGCGGTACTTCTATTTAAGTTGGAAGGTCCTAAATTGTAAGTCCATGAAACTAAAGCATCAAATTGATTTTGCTCTAATGGTACAGTTACAGCCTTCTCACATACCCTGCATACTCTACTAATTCTTCTTCTAACCAATCTTCGGCTTGTTGTTGCGTACAAATATCCCCAATTTTTACATCTTTTGTACGCCCGTAAGCTATAGTAGGAACATCTACTGCATCTAAATAAGCGCGTAATTCACACCCTTCAAATTTTTTTATTAGCGATATTCCTTCTTCAGATATTTTCATCTTCTTGTTTTGGGTTAGGCTCAATTTTATCTTCTTTAATAAAATTTTTAACCTCTTCAGATATATGAATTTGAGCACTTTGTTTTACCTTTAAATCTAATGCAAGTTCTGCTATTCCACTCTGCAATTTAATTAAAACATTAAGTGAATCCATAACTCTTGGGGTTAAATTTTCTAGAAGATATTGCTCCCCATTAAAATTAACCGAATCAATTTTCGTTTCGTTTGACATAATTTACTCCTTTAAACGTCTTTATCAGGTGTGTTTGAAGCACCAAAATAAAATGATATCACAGCAGAAGCTAATCCGCCAAGATATCCAAGCACTAAATTGATAAGTGCTTCAGAGTTTTGTTCGGGAGGCTGTAAAGTTACTAAAAATATGTAACCCATAAACCCACCAACAACAACTGTACCCATAATCCTAGCAGTCCAGTCTTTACTAAACTTTCCTCTAGCATC